TAAATTCCATTATTAGTTATTAAATTAGCACCGGTTATATTAGCATTAGATACTATAGTACCTTGAGTTACTAAATTTCCATTTATATTTGCATTACCAGCAACATTTAAGTCAACGAGTGTACCAAGACTTGTGATATTTGGCTGAGAGCTTCCTGTTACATTGCCAGCAAAATTTGCAAAATTTGCATTTAAGTTACCTGCTTCTGCTCCCCAAGTACCATCACCCCGTAAAACGTTACTAACGTTACCATCTAAATTTATAGTAGCGATATTACCTATACCTACTACATTAGCTACCGCTACACTATTAGCTACGGCTGCATAACCAACTTGACCGGTAACATTTGCACCAGTTATATTTGATAGACCAGCACCATTTGATACGATATTTGTTACTGTTAATGTATTAGTATTATTATCAAAAGTAAAGTTAGCACTAGCACTAAATGCATTATTGTTATTGAATTGTACTTGTGTATTACTACCAGCGGCATTAGTAGTGAATACATAGGGGACACCGTTAGCATACAACAAGTTGTCAGTTTTAACATTACCAGCTGTTACATTACCAGATGTAATAACACCTTGACTAGTTATAGAAAATACATTTGCTACACCATTAACACCTGCAACTATATTACCGTTAACGGTATCAATATTTAAATTACTTGTACCATTACTAATAGCAGAACCAGTACTAGGAGGTGTCCAATTTAAAACACCATTGCCACTAGTAGTTAACAGATATCCTGCATTACCACCAGTAATAGTAATATTTCCTAAATTACCTAAATTACTTAAACCAGCAACAGTTATACTAGGAACACGTAATAATTGATTACCGGCATTAAAGGTAAAGTTTGCAATACCACCAAATGCCCCATTACTGTTAAATTGAACACTATCGTTTGGACCGTATGGATTACCACCTGCATTGAATGGCAGGCCATTCGCATAATAGTAATTTGCGGCATAAACATTTGCAGCCGCAACATTACCCGCAGGAACTAATACATTTGTAACTACATTACCGTTTTCATCAATTACGGCAATGGGTGGTATATTTACTGAGTATCCACCTAACGAATTAAATTCATCTGCTGCCATGTAATATCCTGAGAAATTGTTATAATATATTTATCTTTTTTCACTGGTTAAATAGTAGGAAAAAAGCACCCAGGAGATTTTTTTCTAAATATAATATGCTTACTAGACAAAAACCTAGACCTTTATGTGAACATTGCAAAGTATCATTATCAAAAAGTAATGGTAAAAGTAAACATGGATTTACTAAATGGCACAAGTACTGTGTTACATGCAGTAAAGCCGCATACAATCCAAAACACGGTTATCTATTACATAAAAAGAACAAATGTGAAAAATGTAGTTTTATACCTGAAGATAAATGTCAACTTGATATAGTGTATAAAGATGGTGATAAAAAGAATAAAGAAAAAAGTAATTTAAAAACACTATGTGCTAATTGTAATAGATTGCATCAAAAAAAATTAAAAGAAAAACGTAGAAGTATATTAGATATAACTGTTGATACTGACTATACTCTATAGCCAACAAAAAAGCACTACGAATAGTGCTTGATTGTAACTTCCCATCCCATTGAGATATTGTATTTATGCTAGTTTACGCTTTTTGCCACCAAGTTGCCAACCATCATCTAAGTAACTCTGTAGTGTATCTTTCTTTACTTTCTTCTCAGTATTGTCTTTGTTGATACTGATGTTACCTAATACTGCGTTGGCTACATTTGTTGCGTGAGATTTTGTTTTCGTTTGACCAGTCATTGTTATTGAACGTGCTTGCTTTTGTTCGTCACTCATAGGACCTTTAGGTTTACCTTTAAGTGCTAGGCTTTTTTTCAGTTTTGCTTCATCACTATCTTTTCTTCCTGTTACTTTTGCTATTCTTTTTTGCTGACCTTCTGCTTGTTTAACAGGATCTATTTTTCTATTTCTTGCCGCATTTTGTAAATTTTCTCTATGCTCATCTGTTATCTCTGTTCCACCTTTATTCCACGGCACCAAGTTTTTAGCTTTCATAACTTTGGAATGATTAATTGAATGTTCTATTCTATATGTTTCATATACTCTTGCTGTTATTTTTGTATGATATCGTTGTTGATGTTTATTTTCTGCCTTCATTCCTTTAAGAGCATATAGCATCTTACTTCTATCATCTCCTTCTGTCATTTTAACTAATAACCAATGACATATAAAATGTTCTCTTGCAGTTAATTCTACTAAATTTTCTTTGTCATTACTACCACCCATTGATTGAGGGATGATATGATGTAGTTCAGTATAACCCTCAGTAATGCGTTGTTTAGCATTAGAGGTAATAGAAAAATAAATTTTAGAGTATTTGTTTGTAAGCATAATATTATTTATACATAATATCACTTTCCACTACTTTTAGATACAAAAAAGGGCACTTTCGTGCCCCTTTGTGTTGATAATATCTGTAAAGATATTAATGAGTTTTGAATTTCACTGAAACGTTAAATTCTGAACTGCTATCTCTCCAACATAATCGGCAGCATTACCGAAGCTAGATGCTGTGTTTGTTAATTCAATGTAACCATAACGTGTCATAAATGATACGACTGGTTCGAATGTTGATGGATCCAATACAACTCCACTGCTCATCAATGGAATGTATGGGCAATAGAATGCGGCTGCATCAGTTTCTGAAGAACCTTTGTAACCAACCAATACTGGTGTTGTGTCTGGAGCATAACTGTCAACGAACACACGCATAGCACCGTTCAATGTACCAACGAACTTAGTGTTAGTTGGAGCTTCGAATGTACCTTCTGTAGTACGTGCAAATGCAGATGTAGTTGCAGACTGTAGAACAGTCAAGGCAGCACTAGATACAACAGCCCAGTTACCAGCACCACGACGTGTGCGTTGTGCGATCAAGTTAGCAACACGGTTGATTAGAACAGCTAGAGCAGCGTGTTCGTCACCAACGTAAGTAGCTGTACCAGATACAGTAGCTTGGTTGAATGTAAACTCAGTAGATGCTAGAGTACGCAATGACAATAGAATCTCTTGGTCAATCTCAGCAGTAATTTCTTGTGCAAGAGCTGCCATGATTTCTGCTTCAACGTCAATACCATGTTGGCTTTGAGCGTCTTGAGCCGCTTCAAATGTCCAACGTGCTTGTAACTTACGTGACTTAGCTTCAACAGCTTGACGCAAGATTTGTACGCTGATTTGCTTACCACCGTTACCTTCTAGGGCAGCAGTATCATTAGCAGTATAATATGCAGATGTTCCATCACCACTTGGTGTGCGTGAATATGCTTGAGCAATCAAGAATGGACTCAATGCTTCTTGACCAGCTGTAACGCTAGTTTGAGCCGCACTGTTGTCTGTTAATGACTGAGCATAACGAACACGTAAAGTGTGAATTTGACCAACTGGTCCTGTCATTGGCTGAACACCAACCAATTCGTTAGCGATAACGGTTGGCATGACACGACGGATAACTGGAAGAATCACACGGTTTAGTGTAGCGATATTACCAGCTGTTGTAGTACCGGCTGAAGATTCAGCTAGTAACTGTTTTTTGGTGTTTTCTAAAATAACACCCATTGTTGAACGGCGAGTTCCTTTTAAGCCTTCTAACAGAGCTTCTTTGGTCTCGTCCCAACGGCTTTCTAAGAGTACTTTTGACATTTTATATTTCTCCTAAATTATGTCTTTAATTAAAGCCCTGCCAGACGCTTGATATCGATAACGTTATCACGTTGTTCTGTATCAACTTCTTGTTTGGCAGCTTTATCCCCAGTTGCTTCTACGATAACTGATTCTGTTAATTTAGCTTTAGTAGCTGTTTTAACATTACCGTTATTTAGAACTGCTGGAAGATACTTATCGAAAGCGGCTTGTAGACGTGGTGTCTGGACGCTTTCTAGTAAGTTCTGCATTACTGTAGCCTTTTCTTCGTTCAATGTAGCAAGTAACTCGCTCATTGTTTTTTCACGTAGATTAGATTCTTTAATAATACGAACTTCACGTTCCTTTGATTCAATCAACTTCTTAGCGTTGCTGATTGTATTGATGGATTCGGCTAGTTTCTTATCTTTTTCTTCTAGCTGTGTCATTAGTTTGCGAGTTTCTGCTTTCTCACTTAAGTGAGTAACGCTGAATTCACTTGCAAAACTTTCAAAGATACGACGACCAAAATTGTTCTCACGAGCAATCTTGATATCTTCTTTTAATTGACCTAATTCACCTTTGAGTTGGCTAGCGACAACCGTAGTCAATCTTTTAGCAGATTCAGCAACAAAACGTGCTTTCAATGCTTCAAGTTGTTTACGGCCTTCAGCAACTAACTTAACCTTTGCTTCAACTACAGCTTGTTTGTCTTGTGTGAATTCTTTAATTTCACGTGCTAAAGCATGAACAATAAATTGTTCTAACTTTTGCTGACTTTCCATTTGTAGTTTACGCTCACTACGTAATTCTTTAATTTCTTCAGCTAGTTTAGTAACCATAAAATCATTGAATTTTGTAGCTGATTCACGCAATTTTTGTTGCGCTATCACACGGTCTTCGTTCATTGCTTGACGTTCAGTTTGAAATTCTTCAATTTCATTCTTAAGTCCTTCACTGACCATTTTATCAAGGGCTTCTACCATCACGTATCTGTCATGTTCATAACGTTGTGCGAATTCTTCACGTAATTCTGCACGTACTTGCTCACGAGCTTCGTTCAATTTAGATTCCCATGCCTCGTTTATAGCGACACCAGTTTCTTCATTGATTAATCCACTCTCAAGTAATGGTTTGATAGCATCTAACATGCTTAATCCCCTTTGTTAATTTTGAGATCCTTGATAAGACGAACCACTTCGTCTTTCAGGTATCTCTGTACCTTCTTGTCGCCCTGCGCATCTTTTGCTATATCCAACATTCTATGACCATGACGCATATTCATCATGCCTTCATAGATTGCTTTAGGATAAGCATTGGGTGCACTAGGTTGTGCGACAATATCCACAGTGACTATTTCAAAGTCACTCACTTTGCCGTCTAAGTCATTCACGTTACCGCTACCACGACTTGAAACGCCGAGTTTCACACCACTCTCCAACATAGTTTTAACTAATTCACCCATTGGAGTTGGTAAAATCTTTAATTTGCCGAAGCCATTAGCTCCGTCCATCCACATACTAGTAATCATATGTGATACACGGTCTAAGTTAATTTTTAAGTCATCTGGATGATCTACTTCACCCAATACAGAGTAACCAC